GGGGTATACCAGTCTCAGCTTTCGTTGGCCGTGATATTCCGGCAGGTCCCATTTGTAGTTTCCTGGGCCGGGGATATCTAATTTTCTATAACCCTCTTTGTGGCTCATCCACACACCGGCAGCGTCTTTGTGGCTTACGTACACGCATCGGCAATCCTCAAAGGTCTCGATTTCGTCGGCGCGTATCCAAAGTTCGTCTGGTGCTTCGTGAATGAACGCGGTGTCGAACGGGATGGGACAGGCTAAATAATCCAAGGACCCCTCCTTGTTGCCCCTAGAACTCCGGTTTCAGCGTTTGCTCTAGGGGGCGGTCAGACTACTGTCCAGTCGCTACATCCGGTTGGTAACGTTGGTGGGCCAAGATAGCTTCGATGGACAACACGACACCGGTCGCGCCAGCCGAAGTCTCGGTCACAGTGACGTTGATCCAACGTTTTAGGTCCGAAGCATGGACATTACGATAGTGGACCAGGTTGTCAGTCGTTCCGTCAATGACGGGGAAGTCAGAGGCCACGCCTTGGCGTGTATGCAGGCCAGCAACCACTGGAGCATAAGCATCACCAACACCGTCATCGTCCGAATGCTCTAACACGATGGTGTACTCACCGTCAGTCAAGGCACCAGCGTGCACGGCAATGGTAGCGCCTTCCGCTCCTAAGAGGTCAACACCAGTCGGCTCCGTGGTCAACGTGGCTGCAACAGCCTGAGGCAGAAGGATAGAGGCGACGTCAAGCTGGAGTTCGCTATTCAAAGCACCCGCTGCGCCCACTTGAAGAGAAACGGCCATAATAGGTTCCTTTCACCCCCGAACGAACTAGCGCTGGGGGCTTATTATACATAAAGTCGAATCACACTTGGATTACGCAGAGATGGTCTGGCTCACGAAAGGCTGGTCTCTCAGCATTTGCCCACCCACACGCGCCACGGCCAACAGGCCAATGTTCGGTGCAAAGCGTTCGTTCAAGCGGATGATGCGAAGGTCCATGCGATCGGCGATACCGTAGTTCGAGAAGTCGCCATAGATCACTGGAATCGCTGAGGCCGCAACGTCGGGCATGAATTCCGAAACGCGGATCGGCGAACCGAATAGCTGGGTCGGGATTTCATTGGTCGGGAAGATCGGGCGATTCTGGGTGTCTTGGATCAGAGCGATCTCGCCCAGGGCCTTGCTGTTCATCAGGTAGCTCGCGTTGCCACGATACTGCGCCGGAAGCTCAGTCCACAGGTCCACGAGGCCATCATAGGTGAATGCGGCGGCTGCCTGGCTGTTGACGGTCGCGATGTTGCCTGAGGTGGCTTCGAAGTGGATACCACGGGGCATACCAACGCCGTTACCAAGGATGAAGGCACTATCTTCGTCTAAGCGCCGGGTCTCTTGCAACAGGTCACGGACTTCACTTTCGAGGTTGATGCCCGCATCTTCCAAGAGTTCCATCGTGATTTCGATAACGTCCGGCGACCAGATGTGGACAGGGACGCGCTCTTTGCCGAAACGGGGCTGGTTCTGGGTCGGGATGTTATTCCCACCTTGGACCCAACCTTCGCTACGGAAGGAACCGGTCACGCCGCTTGAGTACGAGATGTTCCCACTACCGGCAACCGTCAGGAAGCTGGCAACGGAGCGGGAGGTCTGACGGACTTTAGCCATCGAGCGCATAACACTCGCACCGGCCAAGTCTTTGATCAACTCAGACATGAACTCTTCGGGAACTAGGAATCCACCCAAGGTATCAACCGTGCCGACATGCGCCCAATGTTCTTGGGGAAGGCCAGCTTCCATCAGCTCTTGACCGGTGAAGTTTCCACCCATGAAGTGCCGCATTTCGGTCGTGTTCAAGCCGCGTTCGCCGTACTTCATAAAGCGTGCGAAAGCATCAGTGTGGTTGGCAGCCAATTTCTCGGCACCATTCGTCGAGGTCGCATTCCCGGCAAGGTCGGAACCTTCGTGGGACATCTGGCTGGCGGAAGGCATCGCATATTGTTCTTCAGCAGCGGTAAAGGCCGCGAAGGTCTCAGCTTGTTTCTTAGCGCCTTCGTACTGGTCGTTATAACTGGCGAACTCTTCCATGTGTGAATTGAACTCGGCAAGCTTGGCCGCATCCATGGTTTTACCAGAGAATTCTTCTTTGAGGGCTTTTGCCTTGGTGAAGGCACCCATTGCTAACAGGCGAAGTTCTTCGGCTTTCATCTAAAAGACTCCTTAAAGGATATCGAGTGTAAGTTTGGCAGCCAACAATTCAGCGGCCATAAATTGCTCATCAATCTCGCTTAAAGTGGGTGGAGTCTCTTCCGGCCCGACTTCTTGTAGAGTTGCGGCGAAGGCGATAACAGATTCATAGTCTGACAGCTTTTCCACACCGGCCAGAAAGGAACTGAACTGAGCGATCAACTCAGGGGTCTCTTTCTCGGTGGTGGGGGTGCTCCCGGTCATTTCGGGCTCTTCCGGGTTGAGGACGAATTCCTCTAACTTACCGGCGACTGAGCCACTGCGGACTTCAGTGATCATGGCATTCGGGTCGGCCCCGAGGGTCACAACACTGATTTCAACGAGGCGGGCTTCCCGGACGAATCGAATCATCGAACCATCGGGTTGCTCTTCGAAGTCGAACTGGACCGGCTCGAAACCGATCGATAAGGCGCGGACAACTCCGTCACGCATCAGGGTCAGGGCTTTGCGACCGGTGTCGGTGCGGCTGATCCTGGCTTGTAGAACGAGGCCATTTTCGTCTTCAAACAAGCGGGTGGGGAGACCGATGGGGTCCCACATATCGTGTTGCCATAGAATCGGAATAGCTCGGGAGCGCTCTTTGATGGTCTTGGTGAAAGCGCCGCGTTGCATAATAGTGGGGGTGAAGGCATCGACAACCATTCCGAATACGGAGGCCATTCCACGAAACTCATTCTCTTCCAGCTCACCGAGGTCTGCCGTAGCCGAAACTACTTCATCAGACAGCTCTGCGAATGGTATGGTGAGAATTTCGTATTTTGCCGGAGCCTGCCCTTTGCGTTTAACGATCATGATTTTCTCCGGGGAGGGTAAGGACAGCCAATTGCTAGCGGGGTGAGGGGTGAACCCTGGGTACCCATTGACTGCCCAATTCAATTACACAACGGTGTCGAGAGGCTCTACAATGAAGGTGGCTTCATGGATGGCGCGGCGTTCGACTGCGAGGGCGTCAGGGAAGACGATGTCCCAGCGAATAACCATAGTGGTGTTGACGGCCAAGCCCAGTGTTGAGTCGAGTTCGTCAAACTTCATGATGAGGTTACCGACTGCGTCAACGGTGAGAACACCCTCGGCTGCCGGGGTACCATCAAGGACAGATACGCCTGCGGTGATTGCGGCTTGGGCATCACGGGAGTTGACTGCGGCCTTGGTGTCATCGCGGTACAGGCTGATAAGGCCAGTGACACCCGCGTCGGTCAGGTCCACGGCCACACCGGCTGCGTCACGAACGACTGCGGAATAGGTGAAAGTCTCACCATCTTGAACACGGGCACCAGTAGCGGTACGAGTTGCCATTTTATTAGTCTCCTGAGCTTACGAGGCTCTCGTCTGACCGGAGGGGTCCTGGAGCAGCCACGGTGGAAGCGGTGAGTTTCTCGGGGTTGAGCTTTTCCTCAGCGGGTCGGTGCATCTGAGGGGTGAGAATTTTCTCGACGGTAAAAACTTGAATTTCGGCCACTTACTTATCCTCTTCGAGTTCAGCTAGCTTGCGCTTGGCATTGATCAAGGCGGTGTTGATTTCCTGCGAGGTCCTGCCGCCTTCCTGAAGTTTCTTGACTACTTGGAACATGACGAGGATTGCGCGGAGGTCTTCCCCGATTGAGAGGCTGAGGAGGACGATTCCGTTCGCTTCGTTCACTTCACCCGCAACGACCCGGTCTACCATGGCCTTCAGAGGTGCTGCAAAGTTGGCGGGGAACAGGCTGACGTAGAAGTCCAGGGCGTCTTGGTCCCCGGTAACGCAACCTTCAAATATCTCGGCTAGGTCTTCCGGGCAGGTCTTGCCGGGGTGCTGAGGCAGCTCTTCCTGGCAGACTGGGCAGGCAAACCGTTTGTGGACTAGGCAGTCGCCGGTCTGGGCATCCCAAACTTCGATCGGGTCCGCAGAAGCTCGGGGGGTCGAAGGCACTGGGTCCGGGTTAGGGACGTCGCGCACCTTGTCTCCTTCAACTTCCTTTTTCTCTTCCTGGACAATGTCGGTAATAACGTCGCCAGTGAGGTCGGCAAAATCTACAGCGTCTACTTCAGGCACGTACAAGTCGGAGGTCGTGAGCTTCACCACATCGCCGTTCACTTCTGCGGGCGGCATACCCAATAGTTTGAGGGCTTGGTTTCTGGTGAAGAGAGACTTGTCCCAGCCTTTGATCGCGAGGTCCCGAACTTCCTTCTTGTTCTCCATCAGGCCAGTGACCTGGGTGAAGTCCACGATGATCGCTCGTTTGGGGCCAAAGTCTTGGCGGGCGAGCTTCATGGTCAGGCGTCGGACGATCCGGGTGTACAGCGGCAGCATGGTCTCAGTCCAGAACCCACGCCGTGACTCTTTGAAGTTGGCGAATGTGGAGCGCTGAAGACCGGCATTGGTCCCGAGTAGGATGGGAGGAACGCCGAATACCATGGCTATACGGGTCTCGGACTGGTCAAACACGGGGCCTATGTCCATATCCTTGAGGCCGGTGGACAACTGCTTGTAATCAACGTCTTTGTCCATGACTGGGATGCGGTGCCATCCTTCTTTGCCCTGGAACTGTTGGGTCCACGAATCCTTGAGCTGATCGCGATCGTCGTCTTGCAGTCGGCCCTTGACCGTCAACATACCGGAGGGGACGCCCTTGTTCAGGAAGTACGCCCGGAGGAAGTCGGTAGCCTGGGAGTCAATGTCGCCGTAGCGGGCCAGCACGAACAGGGGAGAGAGGCCCCACCATTCGTCTAGAGGATCGGGAAGCTTGAAGTGGATGACGTCAGCGCCCCGGATGCGGATTTTCTGGCCGCCGTGCTTGGGGCTGACGATGTACTCAGCGATACGACGCCCGTCTTTATTCGTCGAAGGCACGATGGACATGAGGTCGGGGCGAATGAGTTCGAGGCCGATGACGTTGTCTTTGCTTGAGCGAATCTTGTGTACGAAGGCGTTGCCCGCGATGTGCAGATGGATGAGGAGGAGTTCCATGAACTCGTAGCACTCTTGTTCCTCGTTCGGCTGCCGGATGATACGGGCTAACTCATCGGGTACTCTGTCCGGGCGCATGACCTGCTTCTCGTCTTCCGTAGCGGCCTGGAAGAGGGGCTCAGCGGCGGTCCTGGAGATGGTGCGGATAGCTGAATAAACGACGGCGTTTTTCCGGTGGAAGTCTTCTACCAGGCGTCGGAAGTCGAGGGGGCGAGGCAGCTCCTGGTTTTCCTTCTGGAAGGGGAGAAGCTGCGTGAATATGGAGCCCGAGGACAAACTGGTCAGATTGCCAAGCTGGTGTTGCTCCAGGGAACTACCTGACGCAGATTGGGTCTGTCCCCCATAGGCATCGTACAGCATGGCGTTTCCTTTTAGATGCGTGGTCTATATGCGATACCCCAGTGGGCCAGTGCCAAGGACATGACTAGATCGTCGTGCATTCCCGGCGGGGCTCCGTACTGAGGGTGTCCAGTTTTCGTAAGATTCAGTTCCATGGATTCCAGCTCGTCGATGAGAGTTTCATCGGAAGGAATCGAGAAGGTCTCGTTCTCAAAAGCCACCACCAGGAGTTCGATGATCTCGCGCTTGGTGGTCTTATTCATGTCGAAGGCTTCGATGGGGAGGTTCTCGCGCTGGAGCCAGTCGATAAGGGGTGCGCCCATAGCGTTCGACTCGGAGATGATCCGCGTGCAACCCCACTCCCGTGCAGAGTTCTTGATACGCTCAGCCTGGTCCACGTAGGAGAGGCCGTTGAATCGGTCGTACCAAACCAGCTCTCGGGTTGTCGCATCGACGACGGTGAAGACGGTGTAGTCGTTGTCCCGAGCCCAGTCCAGCCCACCGGTATATATCGCTCCTGGTCTTGGGCATTCCTGCCATTGAGCGCCGGTGCATTCGAGGATGTTGGAGAAGACCTGTCCGCGTCCAGCGATGATGGCGGCTTCGAGTTCCTGCTGTTGCATCGTCTTAGGCATCGCAGCGGCTACGTCGTCATAACCCTTCTGCGTGATGTATGGGTTGTCTAGCGTCCTGAAGTGGAGTTGATTCCAGCCCGGTTCCGTTTTCGCCCAACGCCAAATCTTTGTCGCCCAATTGTTCCCTTTTGGTACTCCAATAAAGCATACCCATCCGCCAGTCGTGATGAGCGTGGGGGCAAGTTGCTCGGTCCATACCTTCTCACGTGCCATAGAAAACTCATCAAAAACAATTCCGTCCACAGATTCACCAGCAAGCGACTCAGGGTTCTCAGCGGTTCGCATTTGAATGATCGAGCCATTGGGTAACCTTAGTTCCTTGTTGATCATAGACTTCCACTCACGGGGGTCGAGCTTCAGCTTTTTACAGATACCAGTATGGTACGTTTGGAGTTGACGCCATGCGGCCTGCATAGAAGCGGCTCTCCAGCTAAAGACCCACCCACCAGTATAGACCCGGTGTAGTGAATGCGCCCTTCAGGATTCGTTGCGTCCCCGCGAAGGTTTTACCCCAGCGCCGACCCGCAAAGATCACATCGTTGGCAGTGGACTCTATCATCAGCCGTTGCCCTAGGCTGTGCGGGGCTTCTAACTTGAAAGTTGCCACTTGACATTCCTTAACCTAAGTAGTATACTGACCATATAGGAGGTTATTATGAGAAAATCGGTAGAAGACAGATTCTGGGAAAAAGTAGA